ATATAATTTTAGTACATTTGCATTATCAATAATTAGTTATGTTAGATAATCCATATTTACGTATACCCAAAACTCCATCTCAATCTGCTTTTGAAGCTTTAATGGAGGAGAATCAGCTTGTTCAAGGTGTGATAAATATGGCAAATGATTCAAAAAATTCAAAAGCATTAAGTAGAAAAGACCAGTTGATTAATTCTATTGATAAAGTAGTTTCTTATGAAGATCCAAAAAAGCAAGATACGATTAAGAATCTGTTAATTATGACTGCTTTTATGGAGAATAGTTTAGGTGCTAATCCTTCTGCCTATGGTAGAAACTATACACTCTCTCCTATGTCTATAGATGAACCTACGTTTAAAGATATATTGGGATTAAAAGAAGGTGCTTATGATTATACTCCAACGCAAAAGAGATATCAAAAAAGATATGAAGATCTAGGGCTACCTTCAGACATGCAGGGTTTAAAGAATTTATTATTACAAGACGATCCAGATGCTTCTATAGCCGTAGCAAGACAAGTATATGGAACTTTTGATGCACCACTACCTAAAAATAATCCAAAAGATTTATTTAATTATTACTATGACCTTTATAATCGAGGTGGTGCTAAAACATACGGAACAAGAGAAAAAGATTATAGAAGGTTTATGGAAGGTTATAATTTATATATAAAATAATGGCAGAAATATTCAAATCACCCTTATTACAAGGTATAGGCATACCATCAAAATTATTTAGTGCTCCAGTTGAAAGAGCAAAGAGTTTGATGCAAAATCCTATGCAAGGCTTAATAGACACAAAAAATCCCACCAGTATGGGTTTAATAGACTTAAGCAATCCCACACGTATGGGTTTAATAAATTCTATTATGAATAGAAGAAGAAGCACAAGTATGGCTAATACTAGTCCAGAGCCAATGCAATACACTAATCCTACATCTCCTAGTGTTCAGGTTAGTCAAAGACCTGTACAAGTAAGACCTATGCCAACAGATAATTTTGCTTTTCAGTCTTTAATGAATCAGCCAAGATCTATGAGGTATAATCAAATGAATCAAGCATCAAACCCTTATATGGCTCAATCTTTAATGGGAATTACTTCTAGATATAATACTGGCGCAAATAATATGTCGCGCTCATAATATAGTAAAATCTTTTTTGATTTTAGTATAAAAAAATCGGAGGCTTCGCCTCCTTTTTAATTTTTATCATTATATATTTGTTGATATGAACGAAGAGTATTCAAATGACTATGGAAAGGTTTGGGTTGTAGGAGATGATGTTTTTGTTTTAGAAAAATACTACGATTACCTTGATGAATTATTTTTAGATGAAGATGCATTGTCTAAAAAAATAATCAATATGAATTTTTCTATTAGTAGAAAATTAATTCTATCCCTTCATAATAAAAACTACCGTAAAATAAATTATTCTAGTGGATACTACGAGCCAAATGGACCTAAAAATATATGGGCTGTAAAATTTGACTTGGAATATCATGGAGAATAGTATATTTTTGTACAATGTATCTTTTGAAGTTAGATAGGCAGGGGGATGTTTATAAACAAGATGATGGGGTTACGGGGGTAACAGAGTTTATAAATGTTTTAAAAGCTGACAAATTGGGTGCTACAGCGATGAAATGGGTGGCGTTAGTATGTGACTATGATAGTCCATATCGACACTTCACAGAATCCGAAAGGATAAAAGCTGTTAGCAAAGATTTATACGGAAAGTATGAATGGTATGGAAGTAAAAGACCTGAAATACTATCCGCTATAGATAAGTATAAAGAGCTACAGTTTGATCCATTGGATGAACAGCTGATAGCATTTAATACAAAGATCAGTCAGTTTACAGAGTATATGAATAATATGCCTATAACTGAAGATACTGCAGAGGGGCTGCAAAAAATAATGATAGGGATTGAAAAGATATATAAAACAAGACAGACACTTGTTGATGCAATTGAAAGACGTGGTGAACGTCAAAAGATTGTGGGTAACAAAAAGCTGTCATTTTTAGAAAGCAAAAAAGATTTGCAAGAAAATATTTAAATAAATAATTAATTAAAATGAAACATCCAAAAAAGAAAAAAAGTTCAATGTATCCTGGCGGTGGTCAATTCAAAAAGAAGCCTAACGCTAACATGCCTAAGCAACAAATGCGTATGGGTGGAAAACTAAAGCCAGTCAATAAGGAAGATAATCCTGGACTAGCTAAACTTCCTACAGACGTACGAAACAAAATGGGCTTTATGGCTATGGGCGGTATGATGAAAGCTGATGAAGATTTTATGTACGGTGGAAAAATGATGAAGAAGATGATGAAAGGCGGTAAGATGAAAGATTCCATGATGTACGGTGGTAAAATGAAGAAAGCTGGACATGGCATGAAGATGAAGAAAGCTGGACATGGCATGAAGATGAAGAAAGGATCTATGTATCCTGGAGGCGGCAGAATGCAGCATGATTAATGTCAAAGAAGCCTCCTAAATTACAAAACCTTCGTTATAGGTTTAACAAATTTATGAAGGAGGGTGATTTTAGTAAAGCGAAACAACTTAGTCGTTATTCTCAGTCTATTCACGGTGTGAACTTAGATGAGGAGTATCATGCTAAGTTGGCAGCTAAAGAAGATCCACGCGATCCTTTTGGTTTAGGTAAAGTAGCAGGGCATAAAAAACAAAAGTATGGCTGATTTTAAAAGAAATTATAATGATGCTGAAGTAAGATCTAAGCATCAATTACTTGTTTTAAGAAAGGAATTGTCTACACTTAGCAGAGGTGATGATGATAAAAGAACAAGAGCAGAACTATTAGATGCCATAGAGGATTTATTTCAAGATAAAATAGTAAACCTTAAAAAACAATCATTTGAAAAAGATATAGATCTTGAAAGCTTAAGAGCCATACTTACTATGATTGTTTTGTCTGTGACTAACTCATCAGATGACAAAGATTTTTCTACAGCTTTTGCTAATGCTATATTTGCTAACACAAGTAAAGTTACATTTCCTGGATTTGGTACAGATTCTAACACAGCATTAAGAGGAAACACTCCAACAATTTCTGCTGACCAAGCTCAAGCAATAGATAATAATACAGCAAAAACAGGTATTACGCAGCAGCAGGTAACAGCTATAAATGATAACTCAGCAAAAAGAGATGCTCGTTTTATTTATCAAACTTTTATAGCAAACTTTAATGGTAACATTAATTCAAAAAGATTTGTGCCTTTGTCAGATGGAGAAACAGAAACAACGAATCCATTAACACGTAGGAATAATTTTATAGCACCTGGCGATGGTATTCTTTACAAAGTTTTAGTAAGAAGTAATGCATCTTTACAAAGTGGTGGTAGCGGAGTAACTTTAACTGGTCAACTGCATAAATATGTAGATGGTAATGACAATAATGTTGTCATTGGTTCAGCCACAACAACAACAGGATCAACTGCAAGAACAAATCAACTTGATTTTTCATCAGTAAATAATAATAATTTTAGAACAGGAGATAGACTTTTGGTTAGCCTACAAGCACCATTAAATGCTAATAAAAATTATTATGTTACCGTAGTTTTTAAAATGGATCAAGCAAGAATAGACTAATGCCAAGAGCTAAAATAGATCCACAAAGATATAGACCAATTATTAATCAAGGACATCCTGATTTAAACCCTGAGTCTGTTGCATATCAAGAATATTGGGAACAAGAACTTGATAGATGTATTAATGGATTTAAACCAAAGGGTATGGATAAAATATCTGGTAAATATTATTTCTATTTAAACTATTATAAAATACTTGGTAACGATGGAACTTCAGGCTCTAGAAAAACTTTAATAAGTCCTTGGTATAGACAAATGGATCACGAGTATTTCAATCTATTTGAAACTTGCAAAAAAGAAGGTAAGGGTATGATAGTTATTAAAGCCAGGGATAAGGGGTTTAGTTACATGAACTCAGGCATGATTTCACATGAATATACATTCTTTCCTTTCAATGATGTAGGTATAGCTGCTGGATTACAAGCAACAGCTGACGCTTTCTTTGATAAAACAAAAAAAGGTCTTAATGGATTACATTCAAACTTTAAACATTCAATTTTAAAAGATACTGACGGTATATTAAGATCAGGATATAAACAGAAAAACAAAGACGGTAAGTGGGAAATAGGTGGATATCAAAGCACGATTATATGTCGTACTATGGATAATCCTGAAGTTTTTAAAGGGGAGCGTGTATCACTTATGGTATTTGAAGAAGCTGGTGAGTTTAAGCATTTAAAAAATGCATACATGTCATCTAAGGCATGTTTCATGGATGGTAATTTGCAATTTGGCGTACCTATTGTTGGTGGTACTGGTGGTGATATAAGTAAAGCTTCAAAAGACTTTATGGATATGTATTATGAAAATGATGCATATAATCTTATACCTATGTTTATACCAGCTTCAAGAGCATATTATGGATACTTTGACATAGATACTGGTGAAGAACAAGTGCAAAAAGCAGAAGAAGTATTATTAGAAGAGAGGGAAAATATTACTAAATCAGGTGATAGAGAAGCGTATAACTTACATATACAAAACTATCCTCTTACAGTTCAAGAAGCATTTTTAAATACTAAAACAGCAAGGTTTGATAATTCACTATTAAACGCACAGAGATCAAGAATATTAGGTAGTAAAGATTATAGAAGTCAAGTACAGCAAGGTTTTTTGGATTGGGAGTTTGATGATAACGATGATTTTGTTGTAAGATGGCGACCTCATCCAGAAGGTCCGTATAAAATATTGGAGCATCCACAACCACAATATAAAGATTTAGATATAGGCGGTATTGACTCTTACGATCAAGATAAAGCTGGAGCTTCTGATTCTTTGGGAAGTGCAATTATTTATCGTAGATTTGTAGACACGGATCATGCAAATGATTATGTAGTTGCAGAATATACTGATAGACCAGAAAAAAAGGAAGATTTTTGGGATGGATGTTTAAAGTTAGCGGTATATTTTAATGCTAAAATGTTGGTAGAATATACCAAAATAGGAATACTTGATTATTTCAAAAGAATGAATGCACTTAAGTATTTAAAAGAAAAACCTGAGTCTGCTCATAATCCTGGAACCAAAACTAAAAATAGGTACGGGGTTCACATGAACAAGCAGGTAAAAGCTTTGATGGAGGATCTTATGGATGATTACATAAGAGAAAACGTTGAGGATATTTGGTTTTTAGATTTATTGGATGAATTAGCAAATTACGGAACTAAGAATACTGACCGTGCTATTGCTTTTGGTTTATGTTTAATTCACAACGTAGATAATTACAGAATACAAGCAAAAACAATTGAATCTGAAACAACTGATATAGGTTTTAAATATTATAAATTAGATAGAAACGGATTACCAAAACAAATTAAATAATGTATAATTCAAGTCAATCATCTTTCCCAGCTCAATTTGTATTAGAGTCTGAAAAAACTGAAGAGTGGGCTAATCAATGGGTAAATGCTGTTGTAGCATATATGTCATATACTGAATCGCCATATAAAAATTCAAGATTGAATGACATTCAAAATTATAATATTTATAATGGTAATCTAGATTTAGAAGATTTCAAATATATTACTGAGCAGTATGGAATGTCCTATCCTGCAAGAATGGTTAACTATCCTATAATATCTCCAAAAATAGATTTATTGGTTGGTGAAGATTTAAGAAGACCAATAGATGTTAAGGTTTCTACAACAAACAAAGAAGCTGTTTTAAGAAAAGAAGATGTAAAAGTCAATCTTATAATGAAACAGCTTACTGAAGAAATACATCAGCAATTTGCAGAAACTACTGGTATTGATATACCTCCTGTTACTGAAATGGAGATTCCTGAAGATATTGATTTATACATGAGATACAACTATCGTGAAATGGTAGAAGAAACAGCGCAAGATGGATTAGAGTATCTTATACAGAAGCACAACTATAGAGACTTATTTAAAGAAGGATTTAGAGATTTACTTGTAACTGGAAAAGAGTTTTTTAAAATATACGACCACAATGGAGATCCGTATGTAAGAAGAGTAGATCCTAGAAATATAGTTTATGAAATAAATGCTCAATCAGATTATTTAGATGATTCGTCTTGGGTTGGTGAAGAAAGATATTTATCATATAGCGAGATACTTGATGAATTTAGAGATGAGCTAACTAGAGAAGATTTAGAGGAGTTATCAGCTATGTATCAAATAGGTGGCTATGATGACTTGCAAAGATATAATGATCCTTTTGATTGGATAGATTATCAAGAAGGTCAAGAAGTAAAGATACGTGTTGTATCTGTTGAATGGAAATCTATCAAAGCTCTTAGATTTAAAATGTCAGAAAATAAATTTAATCCAGAGCGACCATTTATGAAGCAAGTAGCTGATGATTACAGACCTCGTAAAAACGAAAAGTTAGTAACTCGCTATGTAGATGACATTTGGGAAGCTACTAAAATAGGTGGTAAAATACTTGTTAGAGCAAGACGTAGACCAAATCAGGTTCGATCTGTCGATGATGCTGGTACAACACCTTTGTCATACGTAGGCTGCGTAAGGAATAACTCTACTGGTAGATGTATATCTATGGTTGATTTATTGAAAAATATACAAATGTTATATAATATTGTTATGTATCAAATAGAACTTGCTATGGCTCGTTCTGGTGGTAAGGCAGTAGTATATGATGTATCTCAACTTCCAACAAATCTTGGAATGGATATGCAAACTGTATTGTATCACTTAAAAACAGATGGTATAATTCCAATTAATTCAAAAGAAGAGGGTAATCAGTTAGCATCATTTAATCAGTTCCAGCAAATAGATTTTACTCTATCTAATTCAGTCCAACAGTTGATTAACCTTAAAATGATGTTAGAGCAAACTGCTGGACAAATTTCTGGTGTATCACCTCAGCGTGAAGGTGCTGTAGGTCAATATGAGTATGTAGGTAATGTGCAGCGTAGCGTTATACAGTCAGCAACAATAACCGAAAGTTTATTTTACTCTCATCAAATGGTTAAGAAAAGAGTATTTGAGAGAGTATGTAATTTAATGAAGATTTGTTGGGCAAATGGTAAGAAAGCATCTTATATACTTGGAGACGGTGCATTTAAGTTTTTATCTATTATGCCTGATATTTCTATGCAAGACTATGGTATCTTTATAGGAGACTCTGGTAAAGATGATGCTATGCGTCAACAACTTCAAGGTATTGCTCAAGCAGCTCTACAAGGAGGTCAAGCAACATTACTTGATATTATCAAAGTATTAAAAGCTGATACCTTTACAGAGGCAGAACATATTCTTGAACGAGCTATGGAAGAAATTAAAAAGCAACAACAAAATCAAGCAGAGCAACAACAAGCTATGCTACAAGCCCAAGCGCAAGCCGATCAAGCTGCTTTTGAAAGACAAGTTCAACTTGAAGAAATCAAAAATAATGCAAAAGTTGAAGTAGCTAAAATTCAATCTGAGACAGATTTAGCTATAGCTGATATGAAGGATGATTTAGCAAGAGAAACTTCAGATGTTTCACATACTGTAAAAAACAAACAAATATTTTTACAGAAAAAAGCTGAAAATGATGCGAAAGTAAATTTGTCAAAAGAACAAGATGAGGCTCAAAATCAAACTGTAAGCCCACAGCGAAAAGAAAGAATACAGCAAACTATTAGAAATTCTTAGTATATTTGCAAAATTAGGGAACAAAAAATTTAAAAATATGTCAGAAGAACAAACAAATTTAGTAGAAGAAACTTCGCAAGAAGTAACACAAGAGTCACAGTCCGAAGAAAGTACAGGTGAAAAGAAATTTGATCCGTTAGCTTTTGCTACCGATCAGATGATGGAACAATTTCAAGGCAAGTATAATGAAGAAGCAGCAGATAAAGCAGATGCAAGTCAACAGCAGGATTCTGTTGAAGATCAATCGTCTGATGAATCTGATGCGTTTTCATGGGATAGCATTGAAGTTGAAGAACCACAGCAACAAGATCAGCCACTTGAAGAAGACTGGGATGCCAATTTTGAAACAGAGTCTAATACTGAAAATGAAGGCGAAGAAAAAGCTGGAGAATTAGACTGGTCACGATTTGCAAAAGAATTAGGTGTTAAAGGAACCAGCAAAGAAGATATTGTTGCTGCTCTAAACTCACCTTTTATAGAACAACCTAAAAA